GGCTTTCCGAGTTTTCGGAGAGCCTCTTTTTTTGTTTTGATACCCACGCTGATACCCATATTTTAAAAACCAATGTAGGAAGCGAACTTGTTAGCTACTTCATCCTTTGCTTTTTGGGTGACGTGAGCATAGATGTCCATAGTGGTTTGAATATTCTCATGACCTAGTCTTTCCTGGACCTCCTTGATAGTAGCACCAGCCTCGAAAAGGAGTGAGCAATGTGTATGTCTGAATCCGTGAGGAGTGATACGCTTGAAATCAGGGTACCTTCTCAAAACTCGATTCAGCAAGTTATTGACATGCACAATACTTTTAGGGCTGCCTGATTCGTTTTTAAATAATAAGCCTTTTGTACTGTATTTATGCCAATCTTTCAAAATTTCAATAGTTTTTGGATCCAGCGATATTGTTCGCTGGCCTTTTTTCGTTTTTGGAGTCTGAAATATGATTTTATTGTTTTCTCCCTTTGCTAGTGTTTGGTTAACTTTTAGTCGCCCACTCTCCAAATCAATATCAGTCCATCTTAATGCGCCTACCTCGTTTTTCCTCATCCCTGTGAAAGCTAACAGACGGAAGAAAGTGAGCATTTCTATATCATCAAGTTTCTGGACCATTTCGAAAAAAGTTTTTAGTTCTTCTTTATTATAGAATTGTTCAAGCTCTTCCTTATCTTTCTTTTTTCTTTTTGGTTTTAGAGTTTTTCTCATTGGATTGCTATCAATCAATTCCATAGATATTGCATAATCAAATATCTGATTAGCAATGCTGATGATTCCGAAAAATCTCTTATACTCCTCAGCCCATTTATTGACCTGAGCCTGGCACATAGATAGATTAATTTTATTTATAGGCTTATCTCCAAAATGAGGGATAATAAGTCTGTCTGCTTTGTCAATTTGGCTAACATAGGTAGATTCTTTTACGGTATTTCTATAATGCTCTTTCCAAGTTTCATATACTTGTTTGAAAGTAGTAGTTGTGTTTCTGGTTCTAAAGGTTTTCTTCTCATAATCAGCCAAACACTTAGCTTCAGCAAGTCTAGCTTCACGTTCAGTTTTAAAACCACGCCTAAGAGTCACAATCTTCTTGCCAGTCAAAGGATCAATTCCATGATAGGCTTTAAAATAGTAGGCGAAACCATCACCTTTTTTATATTTTTTGATCATTGATTTTTACCTCATTTCTTGCTAAAATGGGTATAGTAAAGAGGGCTTTTTAATGCCATTCTTTCTATACAGCACATCCTCACATTTTAGCTTGCAGGCGAGTGTGAGGATTTTTGTTATTTTAATTCAACAAAAAACGGTAACTAAATTTATAGTTACCGTTTCTGCGTGGCAGCTTGTGCCAACCAGATTATTTGCACTAGGATTTCTCCTAGGTTAGTAACTACATATTATCAAATATATATCATTTTGTCAAATAAGATAGCGTGTTTTGATTTCATCGCTTAAAATTTTCATCTGTGGTTCAAGGATTTGAGCAACACCAATTCCATCCAGAGGGTTAATCTTCTTAAAAATTTTCACTTTGTCAATAGTTGTAATCGAATCTAATTTCGCATAGGTTGTTTTGTCTAGGTCAGATACATATTTTTCAAGACGTTTACCAGCAGATAAAACGTTATCTGCGAGTTTTTGAACAAGGTTTATCGCACGCTCTTTCTCGTCTAATCGACCTTCTTTCTCCAATTTTGCGATTAGTTCGTCAAAATCATCATATTCTCCAAAATGTGCTACCAGTTCATTTTCAACTTTATCTTCAGCCTCATTGATGAGTCGTGTAGTTAGTATTCCAAGTCCTTCAGCTAAGTTAAACTCTAGTGGTAAATTATCGTAACCGGGTTTAGATGTTAAAGGAATAACCGTGATAGTGTTTCTATTCTTTTTATCTTCTTTGCTGAGCGTAATTGCATAATGAGGCGCAGAAAATTCCGATCCAAAATTTATTCCAAAATCAACATAGACAAGTGTGCCGTACGGGAACACTCTATTTCTACGACGCTTTCCTTGGATTTCACGCTCTAATTGATTGCTATAATTGGACATACTTTGACCAAGTCTAGAAGTTTTGAAGTGGTTCGGATTTTCAACAGTCAATTGTTTTATTTTGTCTGTTGAAAATATTAATTTATCAAGATTACTTTTTTTAAGCTTACTCATTACCTAACCCTATTTCTCATTTTAAATCCTTTTCTAGTATTTTAATACTTTTATAGAAAAGAAAAACACCTATCTTTTAAGACAGGTGCTATCAGTGAATCCTTTTGGACTCAAAATAATTCCTCAATGGCAAGATATCTTGCCAAGATTACACCATTATCTTAATACTATTCTGATTATTTGTCAACACGTCTCCAAGGTCCAAATAACAGCTATCTTGATTTTACTACTTATCGTCTCGGATCGTTATGGTGCCAGTTATCAGGAAAACCTAAAGCAGTATTTATAATATTTATATTTACAGATTTTAGCTTATTTTCTAATTTTCTCACTTTTTTCCTTAGTGTATTCCATAGTCGATTAAACTCTTCTGAACTGATAAAACACTGCAAGCTAACAACTGTTGAATAGACTGATTTTCGGGAATCATCGTCTTGTAAATTGAAACCATCATGGATAGGAGAAAAGTGGACACTATTTGCACTACAATTATAGTTGAGCAGTCTATTATTGTGAGCACAAACATTTCTAGTTTGGTTTATATTTTTTAAAAAAGAAATCATAGTTTCTGGAGGGAATACACCAGTAAAACTAGGATTGTTCGTTCTGATGAACTCAACTAAATCTCTTGCAATCATATTTTGGAGAGTTGTTGGCAAATTGATGATAATATACCGTGTGTCACCAAATTCCAAGTAGTCTGTTAAAACCCAAATAGGAACGTCATCATGATTAGTATAATAGTGGTGGATAGAGGTTCCGTTTCTATTTTTGTTAGTGTTCACAATTTTTGATAGTCTGGAGACGGTATACCCAACCTCAAGAATTTTATCATCGCTATAGTTCCCGGTATCTAAATAAGCATAATGTTGATTTTGATAGGCTTCTGCAAATCTATGGGCTGTAATAGATTTTATATGGTGCTCTGCTTCTAGTATGGACTGCAAGATTGCTCTCTTGATATCCTTGTCAAAAGTATAAAGAGAAGCAACTTCATCAAATGTAACGCCGTTTATATAGTTGTCGCTGCCTGGTGTTTGAAAGAACTTACTGTATCCGTTGATGATATTGTAGTAGTTGTTACTTAATAAATATTTTAAAGTGCGTTGTTTATTGGTAATAACAAGCCCTCGATCTTTGAGAGTATCTAGTTGTTGTTCTAAATTCTTAAATGGTTTCAAAAAAAGCCTCCTCCAAATAAATGGAGAAGGCTTTTTCCGCATCAGACCCCGTAGAGTTACTGACACTTTTCTCTTTAACTATCCCCATTTTACTGTATACCTTATTTTTTGTCAAGTTTTTTTGATTTTTTATAAAATTTATTTGTATTTAGTTACTTTCCTTTTCTTCCCTATACACATCCACGACTTTGCCGATGATCCTGAAATCACTGTTTGAATCAATCGGTATATCTTTGTATTTCTTATTAAAACTTCTCAGATAGGCCTTATCTTTCTCTATAATAAGCTGTTTGATATAGGCTTCTCCCTCATAGTCAAATACTCCGACCGTACCACTCGGAAGCTCTACCGTCAATTTAACAAAGACATAATCCCCAGATTTATAATCTGGCTCCATCGAATCTCCGTCAATCGGACAAACGAAGTCAGCATCAACCTTAACAGGTAGTTGAATTGTCTCTATCTGTACTTCGTTTAAATATTGCCCTGTCCCAGCAGATACAGGCTGGTCGTAGTAGTTGTATGCGAAGTACTGAACAGACACTTCATGGACTTCAGCAAGTCTCTTCTTAGCTTGTTTTTGTTCCTCAAGTTGCCTCTCTGCACAAGTCAGTACATTACGCTGGTATGGTTCTGGATCGAGTTCTTTAACTGTATTAACAATTTTGTCAACGATACGATTCTCAACAATATTTTGTGTTGCTGAACGATCTTCGACAAGATCTGATTTCATCACACCGAAGTAATTTGCAAGCATTTCTATTTTGTCAATCCGCGGATATGTTTTACCATTTATCCAGTCAGAAACTGTCATATACTTCAAGTTCAAATCAGCTACTAGGTCATTTCTAGTTTTGCCAGATTTTTGAAGGTAGTATTTTATATTTTGAGACATAATCTCTTTATTTCCTAATGCCATAAAAATCGCTCCTTTTATTATATTCTACGGTTAAAACGTAAAAAAGTAAAGAAGAATGATAAAAAAATAAAAAAAAACGTATTTTTTTATCGACATCACGGTTTAACCGTGATAAAATATAATCAAGGTTAAGGAATTAACCAAAAACAAAAGAAAGGAAGGGCAGTATGCTAAGCCGAAAACAAAAGAAAAAAGACCCTTGGTTGACACAACCAAGAGCCACAGTGATAGCGGCGATCATCGCACTGATAGCCGTGTTACTTCAACTCTTATTTAAATAAGAGTTACGCACGAAGTTGTAGGAGGGGCGCAAGCCCCAACCCTACGACTTAAGTTTAGCATACTGTCCGGAGAAAAGCAATGGACGACAAAAGATGGGAAATCGGCGGTTTGGTCGCAGTAGGAGTGGTTATTGTAATTGTAATTTTAAATTTAATTAGATAGGAGAAAAAGTGATGGAAAAAATTATAGCTTATTCCGTTGAAGAATTGTATAAAAAAGTTGCGGAACAAGAAAAACGCATCTCAGAAATTGAAATGCGTTTAGGAATTAAACCTTCGGAAGATCCTTCAACATAAATTTGGATTTAAAGGTTTGAACGATAATATCTACATAGTTTTTCAGTACAGGTAATGAAATACTGGTACTTTTGTTCCAATGTGTATAGCCATTGCCGACTGTTCTAATAAAATGAAGAGCGCCTTTTAGAAGGTCGTCATCTTTTACATACTTGTCAATGGCATTGTTAAAAGTTAATTTTGGGTCAGATAATTTTTCTTTTGTATCTAATCCAAATGCCAAGGCATAATCTTTTATTAAGCATTCGACAGCAGAGCGGTATCCTGTTCCTGCGATATTCTCTAACCCACTTTTTTCCGCTTCAATAGCTTCACTGTAAAATTCTACAAATCTAGGGGCGTATTCAGTGAAAAGGCGGTCTATATCGCTAACAACTTTATTAGGATAAACAAGAACCATAGTCGTTTTATCAGCTGGACGTAAATATTCTTAATTTGTCATGTGGTATTTCTTACAAGCTGGACAACGATGGTGCATACTAAAAATGTAACCTTCTTGGATTTCAAGTTTTCCTGCTTCATTGTTGGTAGGGTTATTCCCGATGCCACAACAAGGACAAGTTTGAGGAATTTGAATGGTTAAAGTTTTCGAGACTGTACTGAAGTAATAATCAACAGTAGATAATTCCATAATATTGCTCCATTTGTTTTTATTATATTATACCAAATAACGATAGGTAGTTAAACAATAAGGAGGTGAGAAAATGAAACCAAAACGATATCCGTATAGATTTAAACCAAATCGGGTGAATATTTTAGATAGTCGTTTCTATACACGACTAATTGTTGAAACTAGTGACGGTAAGAAAAAATAGCAGAAGTCACATTGGATGATGTAACTCCTGCTACAGGATATGTTATAAGGCTAAGACCGAAATATGACTAGCCTTTAGGAGGGAATGGATCTTTACCATGACTGTCTCGGCTTTGGATTTTCCCATCTTTGCCATGAATGATTAGCTCGGAACCTTGATTTTGTGAAATCTGTCTAGCAATGTTTGTAGCTTCTCTCTTCGTAGTAGTATGAGCTGTTGCTCTAGAATTGCCAGCGCCTTTCACGTTCCAACCGCCATTCTTGGCAGGTACGACATGTTGGTTTTTGCCCATAGTTTTTCCTCCTTTCCGTTGAAATTTTGACTAAAACGGTGAGAGGTCTCAGTCAAGATACATTATAATGTAAAAGCTTTTGTTTGTCAATATATAGTGTTAGAAAGGATTAAATATGTTATGCATACACAACATATAGTATTTGAAATGTGGGGGAAGATTGAACAACAATTAAAATCAAGAGGTTGGTCTATGTATAGATTGGCCAAAGAATCAGGAATCCATCAATCGAATTTTTCCAACCTAAAGGCTGGAAGATTGAAAGAGATGTCGTGGACGAATATGTGTAAATTAGCTGATGCACTAGAGGTCAGCTTGGACGAATTTAGATAGGAGGTGAAAATTATATGGCTAATGCAAATGTTGATGTTGTATATGAAATTTATGCAAATAATATTAATGATGCTATCGACGCAAAAAATAAAATCATCGCCAACACGCTTGACGATGAAAAAGTACGTATCAATATTAAAACAAGTGGAGATGTTTGAACTGTAGTTCGTTATGACAATGGAGTTAGAATTAGCGAAACGCACGTAACAGCGCCATTGTAGATTGTCTTATAGTGCTTGGAATCTCATCTGTTTTGTTAGATTCGTTGAGGGTGTATGACATAGTTAAGCCTATATTTGTATCCAGTGTAAAAGTATCTTGGTATACTTTCCTATTGTTATCTCTGTATGAAATCGTGATTTTCGATGATCCTTTAAAATCATCTTCAATATTAGAAGTGAATTTTTGACCAGGAGCGATCATGTTTCCAATAAGAGATTTAAAATTATGCTGATTATAGATACCCAGATTTCCAATAACAGTTATGTCTGTAATGTAGGCAGGTGTCTTCCCGAAATTTTTAATAACATAAACTCTTTGTCGGTCCTTTATTTCAAATAAATCGACAAAGACATTTACATATGGCCTAGCCATATCTTCCTCGGCTCGCTTTGTACGATGAAGAGATACAATGTTAAAAAAGAAACCTACTATAGCAATAACTACAGTTGTATATAATGTCCAAGTTTGGACTTCAAGTTCAGTAAAAGGCATATCAAGCCCTCCTTTCTGTTACTATTATACCAGAGAGGTGAAAACTTAAAAATAGGAGGTGAAAGAATGACACAGTTAACGCTGAAAATGTTGAGGGTTCGAAACAATTGGACTCAAGAGCAGGCAGCCAAAAAAGTTGGTGTTTCAAAAGAAACGTGGTCAAATTGGGAAAATTATAAAACGTATCCAGACATACCAAAATTAAAGAAAATTGAATCAGTGTTTGAAATATCGTACAACGATATTAATTTTTTAGATAAAATCACGGTTTAACCGTGCCGAAGAGGATTAAAAATGAATGAATTAGAAAGAACAGCCCTCAATGAAATACTGAGGACTGTGACATATATTGCTGAAAAGTTGGATGAGTTGGAGTTGACCACAGCTTTCTTAAAAGGTAGCGTAGACGCTTTAAAGCTTAGGACTGACCAGATTGTTTCTGACCCAAGTTCGCAAGACATCACTCTCGAATTGAGAAATCGTGGCTTCGTAGTGAACCATAAAAAGGTGCAGCGTCTGATGAAAGTACTTGGTTTAACGGCTCGAATTCGCCGTAAACGGAAGTATTCATCATACCAAGGAGAGATTGGCAAGAAAGCAGATAACCTTATTCAACGCCAATTTGAAGCAACCAAACCAATGCAAAAGTGCTATACGGATGTGACAGAATTTGTCATTCCAGCAAGCACCCAGAAGCTTTATTTATCACCAGTTTTAGATGGCTTTAACAGCGAAATTATCGCCTACAATCTTTCTACTTCACCGAACTTAGCACAAGTAAAAATGATGTTGGAACAAGCCTTTACAGAGACACACTACGAGAACACTATTCTCCATAGTGATCAGGGATGGCAATACCAACATAATTTCTATCATCATTTTTTAGAGGATAAAGGGATTCAAGCATCCATGTCACGTAAAGGGAATAGCCCAGATAACGGCATGATGGAATCCTTCTTTG